GCTCGTGCTAGATATAAAGGGAACGCTTTTTTTTTCTCAATATATCTTTTCATCTTTCTTGTCATAATTAACTCCTTTTAAAATAACGTTATATAAAATATAATAAAAGTGGAAATAAAAGTCAAGTATTTTTAGAAAAATAAAAGAAATAATAGTGGGAGATTAGAATAATTCGGGCTGGTTTGGGTCAATTTCAATTTCATAATTCGTGTGGTCTACTCCTGTTACTCTTTTTATCATCTTTATAAGCTCTGGTTTTATATTACTGTAGTATTGGAAGTTACTATCATGAAACATCTCTTCTATGATCTCGTCTCGATTATAACCTTTTTGTAACTTGTTAAGGACTTCTTTTATAACAGGGTTTTTGTATCTTAATTCCTGTGATATAGCTAATTTTATATCTATCTCCTCAAAATGTCTATCGTAATCTAAAATTTCAAAGTCATCCAAAGGCATTATCTTTTTACCTTTTTTCTCTTTCCTGCTGTATTTTGTGATAGACCTTATATAGCCTATCATCATGCGATAGATCTTTACTCGCATCCACTTAATAAAATTGGAAACGTTATGATCGTTTTTGAATTTTCTAAGATAGATAAATAGGCGAGAACAGCCTTCGGTATACAACTCACTATCATAAGTAACATGTTTGAATTTTCTAGCTATTTGCCTAGAATAATTTTTTATAGTATCAGAAAAATATTTTATGATCTTTTCTATATAAATATCCCTAGTTTCAGAGTTTATTTCGGTTCTTCTTAGGCTATTTAGTGTCTTTTCTAGTTCATCTAAGCTGGTTTGTGTTTTAATCATACAATACCTCTTATATATTAAATCTTATTACATATATCGGCATTTTTTTTGATTTGATTCACTTCTTTATCATCTTTTAATAGCCATTTCAATAACAAGTCTCTTAATATGTCATCTTCCAGCTCATTTACTCTTCTATTTCTAATGTTTTTTATTCTATCTTTTTTATTACTAATCATTTATAATCTCCTATTACATGTAATATATACGAAATATATTCAATATTTATTCACTTAATACAAAAAATGTTTTTATTATTTACCGAATTTAAAAGTGAGTAATATATAGGAGTATAAAATGCAAAACAAAGAGATCTTTCAAAAATTATTTCAAGATGAGGAAGGTAATAAATCTAATGTAAAAAACATACAGAAGATACATAATAAAGATTATGATTTAGATGAATATCATATGCAATATGGCAATGGTGTTAAAGTAATAGCTATTGAAAAGTCGGATACTCAAACATCCTTACCAAAGGTTGATAACATAATATTTAGTGATGCAACAACGTCCACACAACTAGTTGTACCCCCTCTTTGGGATATAGATGTGTATCAATTTAGGGATATGTCTTTTGCCATGTCTGATTGTATCTCTACAGTGGCAAGGTTTCTAACTGCTTTTGGGTATAGATTAGTTAGAGTAAATGAAAATAGGGATGTAAAATCAGATAAAACAAATAAGATAGATAAAGAAATAGAAGAGATTAGAAATAAATTAAATAATTTTACGCCAAACATCTTAGAGAATAGGTTAAGTGAGCTAATAGAAGAAAAGGTGAAATTGGAAGAAAAAGAAATAGAAGAACAAATGATTAAGGAACAAGAAGATAAGATTCATTTTATCATGAATAATTTACATCCTGAGATGACCTATATGGATGTGATAAAATTAAATATTGCGAGCGGCCTATTATTTGGGTATTATGGGAATGAAATCGTATTTGATGACTTAAAAACAAGTTTTCAAATGTTTCCAATACCTACGCATGAATTACAGATGTCTAGGGTAGACCCCCCAGAGGAACGGACTTATTATACAATTACAGATAAAGATGGCAAAAAGCATACTTTTTCAAATCGATTTAGGCGTTACGCACAGGTGCAGTATGAAAGCACAGAAGGTAAAAATGAGTATCTAGTTTTCTTTAAGCATCGATTAGACCCTAGATTGATAGATAAAAACACGGGTGAGGTGAAAAAAAGAGAAGAAATAACAGAGGAAGATGAAGCCAACGTAATCTGGTGGGAGAACATGGGTAATGAGACACAATCTATCTATAATAGCCCGATCTGGTGGGGTGTGATGAATGATATTCAAGGCTTATTCCATGCATCTAAGCTTAATAACGAGTGGTTCTCAGAAGGGCTTATTTTACCTGCTATGTTTGTTGTTAATGGTCAAATTAACCAAGAAGCTTATGATGAGATCGTACAGTTGTTTGATGGTGCTAGGGGTAAAAGGAACAAAGTATTGTTATTAGATGCTGCAAATGCAAAGACTTTAAATGAGATTAAAGGTGAGGTATTTGAACAAGGTTCTATACAACCATTCACAATAGAAAAGATAGATCTCCCGGCCTTAGAAATCTCAGAGGGGCAGTTTTTAAAATATATAGATGATGGTATAAGAAATATAAGGATGACTTTTAATATTCCTGCTATTTTGTTAGGTTTGGAGGAGTCATATAATAGATCTACCGTTGAAATGGCTATTGAGGTAGCCAACCAAAATTTACATGGGTTAAAGACTAAAATAGAAAATATGTATAATACATTATTTAAAGACTGCGGTATACATGATGTAGAAATGAAATTAAATACACCATCCATGACGAACTATACAGACATAGCGAGGTTATTAAAGATTTATACAGACGCTGATATTTTACCTGTCGACGCTTTGAGATCCCTAATTGAAGAGCTGTTAAACATGAAAGATTTAGAGAGGTATGATACTCAAACAATAGAAGAGTTTAAGCAGATGAGATCTAAAACCAATCAACAGACTACAATGCCGGGTAATCCTGATGTCAAAGATGGTATTGATGAGGATTCTAATGAAAATCAAGAATCGGATAATGATTAATTAATTCAAATGTTTATTGCCTTCCATACAAAATTTCAAAAATGAAATGATTTTAGTAAACACATAAAGACAAATTATTATTTTATTATTTACCGATATACTATATGAGAGTAAGTTTCAAAAATGAAAACAAATCTAAGTAAGGGTTTAAAAAAAAATCACAGCTAAAAGCTGGGGGTAATTGTGAAAAATAAATTATTTCAAATCTTAAAAAACAATTCAAAAGACAAAGTTTTCAAATCTGAAATCACTGATTTAACTATTGAAGAAATTTCGCTCACGGCATCCCCTGCTGTTCCTGCTGCGAAAGTAATTATAGGCAAATCCAGTGAAATTTCAAAAAATGAAATGGTTATCACAAAGAACTTAGAAATTGTTCATAAAAATCTTAAAGAAGGGTTTATATTCCAGTATGGATTAGTCCCTGACGAGGAAGATTTGCAAGGTGATACCATAAGTAATTCCCAAATCGAACAAACCACAAAAAGATTACAAAAAAGAATTTTTAATGGTAAGCTAGTTATAAAAGTGGAGCATGAAAAAGAAGATAGCACGCTTGTAGATTACCTGTATGCTTTATATGACCCTACTGGTGGTGTTGCTAAGGCTCTAGGGTTTCCTGAAAAGAAAATTCGTAAGGGTGGTATGGTCATAGGGATACAGTTGACCGAAAAAGGCATTGATTCTTTTAATAAAGGCACTTTTAAAGGCATATCTATTGGCGGTAAAGCACAAGAAAAGAAACAAGGTATTGATACCAGTAAGCTAAAATCTATTATAGAGGCAAAATGGAACGACATAAAAAATATTAATGATGAAAATATTACTAATCTTGTTATTAATACAGAAAAAAGTGATACTTCATTAAATACTTTTATAACAAGAATTCTTATGAAAGTAAAAACATTAGCAGAAATGGAAATGAGATCAGTAGATGAAGGGATGAGAGACGACTTTGTAATAAGAACTACTATTGACATGATAAATCGTGTTATGGGTGAACGATTTTCAGAGTTCTTAGAGAACCCTGAGAAGTTTATGTCTAATGACATGAAAAAAAGTATGAGTAATACAGAAAAGGAGATTGGCATGGATAAAATAGATCAAGTTTTAGACTTGTTAAAAAGCATAGGTGATTCACAGTCTAAACTAGATGAAAGAATTACAAACTTAGAAAAAAGTGATAAGGAATCCATAGATAATACGGAAAAGGTAGAGGTGGTTGAAAATACTACAAAAGAAGAAGTTACAGAATCTAACAAAGAGAAATCAATAGATCCTTCCGATAAAGTTCTATCAGAATTATCTAAAATGTCTGAGACAATTAATAAGAAGTTTTCAGATTTTGAAGAGAGAATAAATAAAAATGACTCTACATTAGAAAGAATCTTAGAGGTCAAGGGTTTGTCAAAATCAGAAGAAAAGAAAGATCAACACAATAAAGAAGAAGAAAATTCAGTAACAAAAAATATATCGCTTTTTGATGACGACGAAGCGTTGGCGAAAGCTATATAATAGGAGGCGAATGAATGGGTAATGTTACAGATTTAAGAAGTTTCTTACTTAAACAAAAAGGCACAAAAGTCGAAAAAAACACTATTGTTACGGGTGATATAAATGATTTCGGTATAGTAAATCCTGAACAAGGTAAAAGATTTATTGATAAAATGAGAGAACATTCCGCATTAATGAACTATGCGAATATAACCCAAATGACAACACCAGTTAGAAAAATATCTAAAATAGACTTCCTCGAAAGATTTCTAAGAGACTCAACTGAGGGGTCAGCTCTAACAGCAGCTGAAAAAAGCTCATTAGATTTTTCAGAAACTACCTTACAAACTTACAAGAAAAAAGGTGAAATAGATATATCTTACGAAACTTTGGAAGATAATATCGAGAGAAATAGGTTATTGCCACATATACAAGGTCTAATAACTGAAAAATTAGCGGATGAGATTGGTGATCTATGTATTAACGGTGATACAACATCAACAGACCCTTTTTATCAGTTGTTTGATGGATTCTTGGCACAGGCTACCAGTAATGTATATGATCTAACTAATAACATTATGGACTCTGACGAGGCTTTAAATGTAGTACGATCCATGCCTGATAGATGGTCAAAAGTTAAATA